AGCGGATCGCTCCGCGGTGACGAGCGGCCGCGCAGCCTGCCGGCCAGCGACGCGCGTCGCCGGATGCTCGCCGGCATGGCGCGGGACCCGATGCAGACCAGCGCGAGGAGCAACTGACCATGTCCGGATACGTCTATGAGATGTCGGCTGCGTTCGCCGGGATGCTGGCGGATACCAACCGGCAGAAGCACGTGAAGACGCTGCCGTCCGGCTCTGCCACGCAGCTGCGCTTCGGGATCGTTGTGCACGAGCTCGCCGGCAAGGCGGTCCTGCCGTCGGTCGCGAGCAGCGTGCCGGCGGGCATCACGGTGCACGACCACATCGACGCGGTGAAGGGCGGCTACGACCAGTACGACGCGGTCAACGTCCTCGACAGCGGCACGATCTGGGCGCGCGTCACCAACGCCGGAACGGTGACCAAGGGGGGCCCGGTCAGCTACGCGTCTGACGGGACCGTCTCGGACGGCGGCGCGAACCTGTTCCCCAACGCGCTGTTCGAGAGCGGCGCCATCAGCATGGGCGGCGGGTTCGACGAGACGCCGGTCGTGCTGGCGCAGATCCGTCTCGGCCATCCGCTCGCCACGACCACCGTCGTGGTGGAAGAGCCGTAATCGGGCCGACGAAAGGACATCCGACCCATGGATAACGAAGAGATCACCGTCGCGCCTCGGTTCGATGCCGCGGAGCACGTGTCGTACGATGAGGCCGACCTCGCATCGATCGATGCGCTGTCGAGCACGCTGCTGCGGCCGGTCGTCGAGGATGCGGCCGACAACGCGCTGCTGCTGGCGCGGCAGCTCGACTATGTGAAGGCGCGGACCTACGACAAGAAGTATCCGCAGATGAAGGGCGCGTTGCTCGTGCCCACCACCTCGGATGCGCCCGAGTGGGCCGAGACCATCACCTACCGGATGTACGACAGCGTCGGCATCGCGAAGATCATCGCGAACTACGCCGACGACCTGCCGCGGGCCGACGTCCGAGGCCGCGAGGTCACCGTCCGCGTCCGGGATATCGGTGACTCCTACGGCTACAACATCAACGAGCTCCGGGCCTCCCGCGCGCTCGGCGCCGGCCTGGACACCCGCAAGGCGGCCGCGGCGCGCCTGGCAATCGAGCAGAAGATCAACCGCATCACCCTGATGGGCGATGCCGACTACAACCTGCTCGGGTTCCTCAACCACCCGAACATCGGAGAGGCAACCGGCCTCACCGGAGACTGGAACGACGCCGGCACGACCGGCGATGACATCCTCGACGACCTCAACATCATGTGGACGTCCTTCATCCTGCAGGGCTTTGGCGTGCACACGCCCAACTTCCTCGCCCTGCCGCCGGCCGCGCATGCCGCCGCATTCAGCAAGCGTCTGACGGACAGCCAGGAGACGGCCGGGTCCTTCTGGCAGCGCATGCACCCGGGCGTGCGCATTGAGCCCGTCTACGAATGCGTCGGTGCCGACGAGGGCGAAGATGTTGCGCTGCTCTACGAGCGCAATGAGGAGAACTTCTCCTCCGAGCTGGTCATGGCCTTCAACCAGCAGCCACCGCAGGCCCGGAACCTGGAGTTCGTGGTGCCGTGCCTGGCGCGGCATGCGGGCGTGCAGGTGCGGTACCCTCTGGCGTTCTTGCGCGCGGTGGGGATCTGACCATGGCGAAGGTGCTCAACACGACCGCGCGTATGCTGATCGTCGGCGGCGTGCCGCTGGTTCCCACGGTCCCAACCGAGGTCAAGGACGCCGCGTTGTCGCACAAGCGCGTCCAGACGCTCGTCGCGCGCGGGGACCTCAAGATCGAGGCGGGCTCTGGCGCCGCCGCCGCGCCGGAGGCGAAAGCGCCGCCCAAGGGCGATGCGAAGGCGCCGCCCAAGGCTCCTCCCGCGGCGTGACGCCTGCCGAGTACCTCGCGTTCCTGTATCCGCGCTTCTTCGAGGAGGGAGGACCATCCTTCCAGGACGAGGAGGCGCGGAACCGGGCGCTTGCCATGGCTGACGCCCGTCGGCCGACCTGCCTTTCGGAGGACCGTCAGAACGAGGCGGTCGCGCATTATGCGGCTTTCCTTCTTGATGGCCGGCTGCGGGACCTGCAAGCAGGTCCGGGCGGCAGCGGCGTCTCTGTTCTGGCCGGCCCCATCACGTCGGAGCGCGAAGGCGATATCCAGCGCACCTACGCGGACGGTGGTGGGAACTCCGCCGACCTCGAAACCGGACCGACCACGCCGTTCGCCCGGTACCGAGCGCTAGCGCGGCTCTGCGGGCGCGGGGCCATCATGACCCGGTTCGGGTGACCGGACGTGGCGATGAAGCCGGTGGCCCGACGGGTGGTGGTCCGAGACCGAGGCTTTGATCGCATTCGCAAGGCCGTCGCTGATCTCGATGGAGAAGGCGTGAAGGTCGGCGTTCAGAGCGACGCCGGACGGACGGACCCCGACCCGCCACGGACGAAGAGCGGCAGGGCACGCCGCGGCGAGACGTTCGGCCCACATGTCGGACCGTACCTGGCCGACGTTGCCGCGTGGAACGAGCTCGGGACAAGCGACATCCCCGCGCGACCGTTCATGCGAGAGGCAGCAGACCAGTACAGGCCACGCTTTGAGACGCTTTCGCGACATCTGGTCGGAAAGGTGATCGATGGAACCGCTACAGCCGAGACTGTCCTGAAGACTGTCGGCGAGTGGTTCCAAGGGAGAGTTCAAGCGAAGCTGACCGCCGGACCTTGGGCGGCGAACGCACCCGCCACGGTGCGCGCCAAGGGCAGCAGCAAACCCCTCATCGACACGGGCCGACTGCGGCAGTCGATCCGGTGGGTGCGGACCAAGCTCGGCGCGACCAGCTGATGGCTACCTCATTTCGCCGCCCGCTCTCGGTCATCCGGCGGACGCTCGGCACGTTCGTCCAGGGCGTCTACGTGCCGGCCGTCGAGCCGGCCGCGACCGGCATCATGGCGACCGTTCAGCCGGCCACCGCCGCCGACTACGAGCGCATGCAGGCCGAGCAGTCCGGTCGCCGCCTCGACGGTCTGATGCGCATCTACACCGACGACACGCTGACCCCGGCCGGTGCCACCGCCGCGGGCCAGCACCCGGGCGACATCGCCATCATCCGCGGAGAGCGCTACCTCGTGATCGGCCAGCACGCTCGCGACCAGCTCGGCACCAGCGTGTCCCACAACCGCTACCTCGCCGTCCGTGAGGCGGAAGGGCAGGGGACGGGTGTTTGACGCCACGCTGCGCTCGGCGGTGTGGCAGCTCATCTCGCCCATCGTCGCTCCCCTCACGCTGATCTGGGCCGACCAGAACGCGCCGCGCCCGGCATTACCGTATCTCACCCTGCGCCTCATGGCCGCGACGCCGGCCGAGAACGACGCGCGAGGCGAGGTCACCGCGGACGGCGAACAGGACCTCGACAATCCGACCTCCGCGACGCTGGAGGTGCAGGCCTACGGCACGGGCGCGGAGAACGCGATCGCCTCGCTCACCAAGCGGCTGCGGTTCGATCAGCACGTGGACCGGGCCGTCCAACTCGGCATCGCCATCGGCCGGCGCATCGGCGTCACGAACCTGTCGCAGCTCGTCTCGGACAGCCAGTTCGAGGAGCGGGCCATGCTGGAGGTCGCACTGCTGTTCAGCGGCCACGACGTCGATCCGGTCGGCCTCATCGAGACGGTGGAGGTCGAGGGCGAGATGACCGGCACCACCACCACCGAACACCTGGACGTCACTCTGACCATCTCCGAGGGAGAGACCGATGGCGAACCTTGAGCGCATCGTCGATGTGCAGATCGCGCTCCGAACCGCGGGGCTTCAGCAGCAGGCCTTCTCGGACATCCTGCTCGTCGGCGAGTACGACGACAGCGCGGGTCGAGTCGAGATCATCACCAGCGCAGCACAGGCGCTGGAGCTGGCCGAGGGCGACGAGGACGCGCCGATCTACCGGGCCGCGCTCGCGGCCTTCAGCCAGACGCCTCACCTCTCGCGGGTGTTCCTCGGCCGGCGCGACGACGGTGAGACCGTCACGACGGCGATGACCGCGATCGAGGCGGCGAACAACGACTGGTACGCTGCGATCAACGCGGACCATGTCGAGGCCGATGTGCCCGATTTCGCGGCGTGGATCGAGGCGCGGGAGAAGCTGTTCCTGACGACGCTCAGCAATGCCGACAACCTCGCCGGCGGCGCCAGCACGGCTGCGACCCTGATGACCAACGGATACCTGCGTACGGCATGGTTCTATCATCCGGACGCGAACGAGAACTGGCCCGATGCCGCGCTGCTCTCCCGCCAGTTCACGATCCTGCCGGGCGGAGAGACCTACGCCAACCAGGCGCTGTCGGCGGTCGCCGCGACCAACCTCACCGAGACGAACGCCCAGGCGGTGTTCGCCAAGAACGGCAACACCTATGAGCCGTTCCGGAACTGGGCCCTGACGCAGAACGGCAAGGTCGCCGGCGGCGAGTTCATCGACGTCATCCGGACCCGCGACGCGCTGTGCGAGCAGATCCGGGTGAACGTGGTGCAGACCCTCCGCAACGCGCGGGTGCCGTTCACCGATCGCGGCATCGCGCGCATCGCGCAGGCGGTGCGTGCCGCCCTCGACCTGATGGTCCGCCGCGGCGGAATCGCGGAGCCGGAGTTGGACGAGGATGCGAACGTCATCCCGTCCTACTCGATCAGCGTCCCGCTCTCCGTGAACGTGCCGGTGAACGACAAGGCGAACCGCATCCTGCGGGACCTGACGTTCACCGCCCGCCTCGCCGGCGCGATCCACGCGACGCAGATCCGCGGCGAGCTGGTACTCGATCCCACCCTCGTGGCCGCCTGATAGGAGCCTGATCCGATGGCCGTTCGTACCTATTCGCCCGGGAAGGTGGTGGTCACCGTCGCCGGGCAAGAGATCAACGGGTTCGCCGATGGCACGTTCGTGCAGATCGAGCGGGTCTCTGACGGCGCCACGAGCCAGGCGGGCGCGGACGGTGAGGTGGCCCGCGCGCTCTCCTCCGACCAGCGGCACCGCGTCACGCTCACGCTGCAGCAGACGAGCCCCGCGAACACGGTCCTCTCCACGCTGGCCGACATCGATGCAATGACCTGCGGAGGCACGTTCCCGGTCACGGTGCAGGACCTGTGCGGCGACAGCCTGTTTGCCGCGGAGCAGGCGTGGCCGGTCCGCAAGGCCAATGTCGAATACAGCAACGAGGTGACGACCCGGGAATGGGTGCTTGAGACCGGCGCGCCCACGGTGAATCTTGTCGGCGGCGGTGCCGCGTGAGCGAGCGTCGTGTAGAGCATCAGGTCGGTTCCTCGACCTTCTACATCCGCCGCTTCGATCCGAAACTGGCGCTGCGGGTCTTCGGTGACCTTCAGAAGTCGCTGCTGGCGCCGCTGCTGTCCATCGTGGACGCGCGGACGGCGGAGGGCACGATCGACGCCGCCACGTTCGCCGCAGGCCTGGAGAAGCTGTCCGCCAGCCTCGACGGGGCCACGCTGTCGGCCATCGCGGACCGCATTCTCAACCCGGACTTCGTGTCCGTGTCGGTGGCCGGCGGCGAGCCGCAGAAGCTGACCGACGGCGCGCTCAACCTCGCGCTCGATGGCGATTTCGTCGAGTACACCGTACTGATCGCGAAGGCATTCGTGGTGCAGTTCGGCCCTTTTTTCGCGCAGGCGCCGACCCGTATTGGCGAGGTCCTCTCCGGCATCAGGAGCCCGTCGGCCGCCTCCGCGAAGACCTAATCCCGGAACTGCTGTTCTGGCGGCCGGTGCTCGCCGGCCACGTGACGATGACCGAGGTCAATGAGGGCCTCGTCGATGTCGAAGACCTGCTCAAGCTCAACGCGCTGATGGACATGGTGGACGCCACGCAGCAGGCGGCCATGGACAAGGCGGCAGCACAGGCCCGGAACAAATGATCGTCCGCGAACTCATCTCCCTCCTGGGATACAAGGTCGATGAGAAGGGCCTTCGCGACAACGAGCGCGCGGTCGCGGCGTCCACCCGGCGCACGTCCCGCATCTTCGAGACGGCGGCTGGCTTCATCCTCGCCCAGCTCTCAGCCGCGGTGGGCGGCGGCCTGGTCCGGATGGTGGACGAATGGGCCAGCGTCGATGCGCGGGTCAAGCTCGCCACCAAGTCCGTCGCGGAGCACACCGAGGCGATGGAGGGGCTGTTTGGGATCGCCCAGGCGACCCGGGCATCCTTCACGGCGACGGCGGAGCTGTTCGCGTCGGTCGCGCGCAGTTCGGAGGAATTGGGCGTCAACCAGGCGCAATTGCTCCAACTCACGGAGGACATCAACCGGGCGTTGGCCATCGGCGGCGCCGGGGCCGGTCAGGCCTCCGCGGCCATCCTGCAGCTCAGCCAGGCGCTCGCCTCCGGACGGCTCCAGGGTGACGAGTTCCGGTCGCTGATGGAGAATGCGCCCCGCCTGATGCGCGCAATCGCGGACGGGATGGGGAAGCCATACGGCGAGCTGCGGAAGATGGCCCAGCAGGGCCTACTCACCGCGGACGCCGTGGTGCAGGCACTGCTGAAACAGTCGGACGTTCTTCGGCGCGAGTTCGAGACGGCGCCTCTCACCATCTCCCAGGCGTTCACGGTCGCCGGCAACGAGCTGTCGAAGCTGGTCTATGAGACCGGCAAGGCTGCCAATGCCTTCAGCGGCGCGGCGAGGTCGATCGTGTGGACCGCGCAACTGCTCGTCAGGGGACTCAGGCGCATCATCGATCTGCTGGGCGGCGCAGCAAATGCGGCCAAGGTGCTCGCAGTCGCCTTGGCGGCGGTGTTGATCCCCACACTGGTTGCCGCGTCGCGTGCGCTCTGGCGCTTCTTCGCTGCGCAAGTTGTGGGGTTCTGGCCGTTGGCGCTGATCGCCGGCCTCATACTTCTGCTGGAGGACCTCTATCAGTGGGTCCAGGGCCACGGATCGGTCATCGGCGACCTGATCGGGGACTTCGAGAACTGGCGGCGGTGGTTCGTCGAGCTCGCGGAGCCGGTCCGGACATTCGCAAAGTGGTTGGAGTCGCAGATTGAAGGCGTCGGCGCCGCCCTCGGCGAGGGGCTGTCGGGCGCAATGGATGCCCTCGGCCGGGCCGCGGTGTATGTCGGTCAGGTCTGGACGAATAGCATCTCCGACATATCGTCGGCATGGGCCTCGTTGCGCGCAGGCTTCGAGGGCGGTCTGGACTGGATTGGAGAGCGCTTCGAGCGTCTCGTTGGGATGATCCGAGCCATCCCCGACGCCTTCTCCCGAGCGCGCGATGCGGTCAGCGGGTTCTTCCAGTTGCTCCGCGACGGCCTGCTCTCAATGCCGGATTGGGTCATGCGGCAATTCGGTCTGGGGAGCGAAGGCGCAGCCGGCTCCCTTGGCGGCATGGCTGTGACCCCCGGTGCACTGCTTCCGCCTGCGGGACCCGGCGCAGGCGCGACGATCAACAACGAGACCACGATCAACATCACGACCCGGGACGACCCGGCCGCAGTCGCGGCGGCCGCCGAGCGCGGGACGCGCCGGGGAGCCTCGCCGATGCAGACTGACCTCTCGCGCATGCTGGATGCATTCAGCCGGCAGGTGCAGCGGGCCGCTCCGGGCGCCGAGGTTCCGGCAGCGGCCTACTGACGTGCTGTTCACCCTGCTGTTCGGCACGCAGCGATCCACTCTGGGCGTGCTGACACTCGACGTTCTGGTGACCGAGGAGCTGGAACTGCCGGGGACCGTCACGCTGTACCCGGTCGAGGACGGCACGGAGATTTCCGACCACATCGCCCGCGGTGCGCCGCGGCTGCACATCGGCGGCAGCGTGTCGCACTCTGAGATGCTCGAGCTGGGCTTGCTCTCCAAAAGCCGCCTGATCGATGCGGTCGAGGCCCTGGAATTCATGCACGAGCAGCGCCAGCCGATCACGGTGGTGACCGGTCTGCGCGTCTACGAGGACATGGGCATCGCGCACCTGCGCATGGTGCGCTCGTCGGGCGAGAAGGGCGGCAACTGGATCGACATCGATGCGGAGTTGATCCGCATCCAGCGCGTCGCGCTCAAGCAGGCCGAGGTGCCACGCACGGCAGCGGATGCCAGAGGCAAGGCGGGGCCGACCGCGCAGCGGGCGGGGCAGTCGGCGGCGTCGAACCCTGCGACGCCGGCACAAGACGCGCAGTCGGGATCGATCCTGCGGGGAATTCTTCGGGGCATCCGAAACTGAGCCATGCAGGTCATCACCACGATCGACGCGAACTCCCAGCTGATCGAAGTCTCGCTCGACCGGCAGGTCTTCTTCGTGACGCTTGACTGGAACGACGAGGCCGAATTGTGGGTGATCGGCCTCCAGGATGCCGAGCGGAACACGCTGATTTCGGGCATCGCGCTGTCGGCGAATTGGCCGCTGTTCTGGCGGTTCCGCTACCCATACATGCCGCGTGGCGATCTCATGGCCCTGACGGACACGTACCTGGACGGCGGTATCCGGCGGGACAGCTTCGTCAATGGCGAAGCCGCGCTCTGCTACGTGACCGAGGATGAGTTGCGCGAGCAGGGGTTGCTCGACGTCTACGGGCAGCTCTGACCCATGGCGCTGTTCGGGCGCGTCGCGCGCCTCGTGCTCGGCCAGGCGGGCGGCAAGGGCGTCGAGATCACCGAGCTGCGGATCGCCTTCGAGGTCGAGAAGACGATCAGCAAGAACCCGAACAGCAGCAACGTGCGCGTGTGGAACCTTGCCAAGACCACACGCGAGCAGCTTCAGAAGCCCGACACACGCTGCCTGCTCTATGCCGGCTACGAGGAGGATCGCGGGCCGCTGGTCATCTTCAACGGGGCCGTCTCCTTCGCCTTCACCTCCTTCGACGGTCCGGACGTGATTACCGAATGCGAGTTGGGCGACGGGGCGGTTGAGATCCGCGATACCGTGGTGAGCCTGGGATACTCGGGCGGTGTGTCGTCGGCGACGGTCCTGCGGGACATCGCGTCGCGGATGGGCGTGGCCCTGGTCGTGGCCGACGATGTGCAGCCCCGGTCGTGGGCGCACGGGTTCAGCTTCTACGGTCCGGCCCGCGTGGCGCTCGACAAGGTCACCCACGGCAGCGGCACGCGGTGGTCGATCCAGAACGGCGAGTTGCAGGTCGTGCGGACGGGCGGGACGACCACGCGGACGGCGATCGTCCTGCAGGCCGACAGCGGCCTGATCGGGCATCCGGAGCGGATGCGTCACGGCAGGCAGGAGGCTGCCACGGTGCGGGACCAGGACACAGCCCGGACCCGGCGCATCGAGAGCGCGCGGCGGCAACAGGATGGATGGCAGGTCCGCACGCTCCTTCAGCCCACGATACTGCCCGGCGATCCGGTCATCCTACGCTCGCGATCGGTCGAGGGGACATTTCGCGCGAGCGAGGTTCGCCACGTGGGGGACACCCACGAGGGCGAGTGGTTCACGGAGTTGAAGCTGGTCGAGAAGCTGGAGCAAACGCGGAGCGCGCGGTCATGAGTGACACTCTGCTCACGGCCATGCAGGGAATGGTCGAGGCGGCGCTCGCCGAGGTCAACACGGCCGTGCCGGGCGTGATCGTCTCCTACGATCCCGGCAGCAACCGTGCCGTCGTGCGCGCCGCGCTGCCCAAGCGGCTGGCGGACGACACGGTGCTTGCGGCCCCGCAGATCGTGTCCGTGCCGGTGGTCTGGCCGTCTGCGGACGTGGGTGGCCGGCAGGCCGCACTGACATTCCCGCTCAAGGCCGGCGATGGCGTGCTGCTGCACTTCTCCCAGCGGAGCCTGGAGACGTGGCTTTCCGGAGGTTCGGGCGCGCCGGACGACCCGAGGATGTTCGACCTGACCGACGCGATTGCGACGCCCGGCCTCAATGCCGGCGGCGTGGCCGGGGACGGCAGCGACGTGGTGCTGCGGCACGGCGTCGGCGAGGTGCGCTTGCAGCCCGATGGCACGGCGATCATCGCCAACGAAAATTCGTCGATCATGCTGCGGCCCAACGGCGTGATCGAGCTCAATGCGATCCTGGTGCGCATCAACGCGCCCATCGAAGCCGGAGATACCGAGGGCGGCGGTGCCACGGCGCACTTCCTCGGGAGCATTGTGGCCGAGGGTGAGGTGGTCGCCATGGACAGCGTCGCGCTCTCCACGCATCGCCACAGCGGCGTGGACCCGGGCAGCGGTCAGTCGGGAGGGCCCGTCAGTGGCACATGACATCGCGCTCTCGCGGGTGACGCACGATCTGGTGTTCGTCCCGATTGCCGACGGCGGTCCGGGCGGCGTGCAGCGGTTCGACGTGCTGCCGATCGAGGGGGCGGATCGCGTGGCACAGCAGATCAAGATCACGCTGCTCGCGTTCTACGGCGAGTGGTTCCTCGATACGACGTTCGGCGTTCCATACCTCACGGACATCTTCACCAAGGCGCCGAACATGTCGGCGATCGAAAACATCCTCCGCGCGCGCATCATGGCTGTGCCGGACGTGGAGCGCATCGAGGCATTCGCGATGGAGGTCAACAAGGGCAACCGCACGCTGGCGGTGACCTTTACCGCATCGACCGCCCTCGGGGCGGTGGAGCAGACGGTCCTGCTCGGGGAGGCGCAGTAGCGTGTCGGACAGCGTCAGCAACAGCTACGGTTTGAACCTCGACGGATTCACGGCGATGCGGATGCCGGACATCCGGCAGGAGATTTACGACGAGCTGCGCCGCCGGACCGGCCGCACGTTCGAGACACGGCCGGACAGCTTCATCGCGCAGTTCGTGGACACGTTCGCCGAGCGCGAGGCCCGGCTGTGGAACCTCGCGCAGCTCGTCTACCACGCGATGTACCCCATCAGCGCGGTGGGGACCTCTCTCGACTATGCCGTGAGCTTTGCCGGCGTGCGGCGGCTGTTCGCGCAGCGCTCCTCGGTCGCGGCCATCCTCTACGGGGCGGAGGGGACTGTTGTGGCGGCGACTTCGGTCGCCCGCGCCACCGGCTCGCAGGTGGACTTCCGGCTTGACCAGGACGTGACCATCACCGCGGCGAGCGCCGTGGACGTGACGATCGAGGTGGCGACCGTGACCGCCGAGGTGGTCTACACGATCACGATCAACGGAATCGCGTACAGCTACACCTCCGACGCCGCGCCGACGGGAGAGGAAATCGCGGCCGGTCTGGCCATCGTGCTGCTGACCAGCGGCCTCAGCATCACGACGGACGTCGCGACGATCCGCATCCAGGCCGACGACATGCAGCCGTTCGCGCTCGCTGTCGGCACCGGGCTCGCGATCACGACCCTCGGCAGCCCTGGGCGCTTCACGGCGGACATCCAGGGCGCGATTGGCGTCGCCGCGCACGACCTGACGTCGATCATCACCCAGGTGCCCGGTTGGGCGAGCGTGGACAACCCGGCAGCCGGCGATGAGGGCCGCGCGGTGGAGACCGACGATGATCTGCGGCTGCGCTATGATCAGGGCGTGTATCGGCTCGGTGCGGCGACCGTGGAGGCCATCTACGCGAACCTCCGCGAGCAGTTCCCCGCCATCTCCGGCCTTGTGGTGTTCGAGAACCCGGAGGACGTGACCGACGCGGATGGGCGGCCGCCGCACAGCATCGAGGTCGTGGCGCAGGGCGGCGACGCGAACGCGATCGCGGCGGCCATTTTCCGCCTGAAGGCGGCCGGCATTGACACGTTCGGCGCGACCGAGGTGACGGTCACCGACAGCCAGGGCTCCGACCATCTCATCCGGTTCAATCGCCCGGAATCGGTCTGGTGCTGGGTGAAGTGCACGGTGATCCCCTACGACGAGGAGACGTTCCCCGGAGACGGCCTCGCGCGCGTTCGGAGCATCATTGTCGAGACTGGCAACGCGCTCGAGATCGGCACGGACGTAATCATCCAGCGCTTCCACGGGCCGATCTACCAGCAGGTTCCTGGCGTCGGCGTGTTGCAGATCACGGTGGCGGCGACGACTGATCCGGAGGAGGTGCCGGCCAGCGGTGACTACGACGACGAGAACGTCTCCATCGGACCGCGCCAGATCGCCCGGTTCGATGCCTCGCGCTGCGAAGTGACGCTCGACTGACATGGACTTCGAGCCGATCGATGAGGGCGCCGCCGCGTGGCGACGGTGGCTGGCGCAGCACGCCAGCAAGCCGGACACGGAGGCGTTCGTCCTCTCGTTCTATCCGCCGCTCACCCGGCTGGACGCCGCGCTCCACGATCTCCTGACGCAGAGGTGGCTGGAGACCGCGGAGGGGGATGCGCTCGACGGCATCGGCTCGATCGTTGGGCTGACGCGCGAGATTCCCGATGGCGTGCCGCTGCCGTTCTTCGGGTTCGACGGGCAGCCGCTTGCCACCGGGTTCGGCCAGGCGCGCATGCGCCGCCCGGGCGAGCCGTACGCGGTCACCTACGTGATGGCGGACGTCGAATACCGGCGGATGATCGCGGTGAAGATCGCGCTGAACAATGGGCAGGGGACGGCCGAGGAGATCATCTCCGCCGTGCAGGGCGCGTTCGACGTCGCGCGCGTGATCATCCGGGACGCCGGCAACGCCAACGCGCGCATCTTCATCGGTCGCATCATCGCCGACACCGATCCGCTGCGAAACCACGTGCGGCAGATGGTCCAGCCGCGCGCCGCTGGCGTGAAGTTCTGGATCGGCATGATGGATGAGACGGACGTGTTCGGGTTCGCCGGACAGGGCTTCGGACCAAAGGGCTTCGGCGCGGGCGTCATCGCGCGCGCCGTCTGATCACCAGGAGAGAGCATGGATAACTTCTTCGAGCGCTTCACCAGCGATCCCTGGGGCGTGGGCGCCGTGTTGGACCCGCCGTCCGATCCACAGGCGGCGGCCGGCTGGTCGTTCCTCGGTTCCGCGCCGCCGACCACGGGACAGTTCGACACGCTGTTTCAGTTCCTGGACCTCAAGGATAAGTGGCTCTACGCGCAGATGGCGTCAGTCATCGAGGCGGCCGGGCTTACGCCGGATGCGGGACAGCTCGATCATCTGCTCACTGCAATCAAGGGCGTCGCTGGGCCGCGCGCAGAAATCTTCACCTCGTCGGGCTCCTTCGTCGTCCCGGATCACGTCACGCGTCTCAAGGTAACCGTGGTTGGTGGCGGTGGTGGCGGACAGGCGAGCGGTACGTCCTCCTTCACCGGAGGCTGCGGTGGCGCGGGAGGTGCTGCGATCAGATGGATCGATGGTCTCGTCCCCGGTACGACCATCCCCGTCACCGTTGGCACTGCCGGCACGGGCGGCACTGGAAGCGGTACCAGCAGCGCCGCTGGCGCCGGCGGGACCACTAGCTTTGGGGCGTACTGCTCCGCGACCGGTGGGGGGGGAGCCAACCAGTTGGGTGGCGGCGTCGGTGGCGGTGGTGGCGGTGAGGGCGTCGGCGGCGACATCAATCTGCGCGGCGGCTACGGCAGCAACGGTAGCACATCGACGGTGGCGTACCAGGGGATGGGCGGAGCCTCCATCCTCGGTGGCGGGGTGCGGCATTCGAGCGATGGAAGCGGGACCGCCGCATACGGCGCTGGCGGCGGTGGGATCTATGGATCGTCCTCCGCCCAAGGCATCGCCGGCGGGGCCGGCATCGTGATCGTGGAATACTGACATGACCGTATATGCCCGCTTGATCGGCTCCGCCGTGGCCGAGCTGATCGACGTCCCCGACGGAGGGGCGTCGGTGTCCGACCTCTACCACCCCGATATCGTCGCTGCTCTGGTGCCCGTGCCGACCGGAGTCACGGTCGAGCAGGGATATCTGTGGGACGGCGAAGCATTCGCCGCACCGCCAGCGCCCGCCGCGCCGGTACCGGAGAGCGTGACCAAGCTGCAACTCGTGCGAGCGCTCCGGCAAACGGAACACAAGGCCGCGTTCGACGCGGCGCTCAACGTAGCTCCGGCCGACACGCAGGAGGATTGGTCGCTGGCGGTCGAAATCCGGCGCGACGATCCGCTCGTGGCGTCGTTCGCCAGCGAACTCGATGTGTCGTCCGCTGATGTGGACGACCTGTTCCGCCTGGCCGCGACGCTCTGAGGCATCGCCATGGCTCAACTCCAACGCATCGCTGACGTGCAGATCGAACTGCGCACGGCCGGCGCCGGTGGTTCGGGTTCGCCCACACCAATGCGCGTCGTCGCGCTCGAGGACGGCCGACTGCTTGCCCTCGAGAACGGCTCTGTCCTGGTTCTGGAGAACTGACGCATGTCCGATACGATCACCAAGCTCAGCGAGCTGGACGACGCCGCAGTCCTGGACGGCGGCAAGGTCACCGGTCTTCAGGACGGAGAGAACGTCAACTTCCCGACGTCGCTGTTCGCGGATGCGGAGCACGAACACGATGCTGACGCGATCACGTCCGGCACGATCAATCCGGCCCGGCTGGGTAGCGGATCCGCGAGCAGCACCACGTTCCTGCGCGGCGACGGCCAGTGGGCGACGCCGGTGGGCGAGGGCGGATCGGTCGCATGGGACGATCTGACCGACAAGCCGACAGTCATCGCGGCCGGCGACGACACTGCCGAAGCGCGGAGTGCCATCGGGGCGGCGGCGGCATCGGACGTGGCCGCGCTCGAGAGCGCGCTTGCCGACAAGGTGGACGCGAGCAGCCTCGGTACGGCCGCGGCGGCCGACGTGGAGGATTTTGCCGCGGCGGTGCACACGCATCCTGCCACGGCCATCAGCGACAGCACCTCGGCAGGTCGTGCCATTCTGACCGCTGCCGATGCGGCCGCGCAGCGGACGGCCGTGGGGCTCGGGGCCGCGAACAGCCCGCAGTTTGCGGGGGTCAACATCGGCCACGCGAGCGACGCGACGCTCACAAGGCCGTCGTCTGGCAATCTGGCCGTCGCTGGGAACGTCCTGTACCGCGCGGGCGGCACCGATGTGCCGATTGCGGACGGCGGCACCGGCGCCAGCGACGCGGCGACGGCACGAACGAACCTTGGCCTCGGGACCGCTGCGACGCAGGCGAGTAGCGCATTCGCGGCTGCCGCAGCCGCGGTGCCGACCGGAGGCACCACCGGCCAGGTGTTGGCGAAAGCCTCGGGCGACGATCTGGACACCGCATGGATTGACCCACCGGCCGGTGAGGGCGCCGTCGATAGCGTCAACGGCGCCACCGGTGCGGTCACGCTTGACCTGGAGGATGTGGGCGCGTCGGCGTTCGGTGCCAGTCTCGCCGCGGCAGCCGACATCGACGCGGCTCGCGCTCTCCTCGAAATCCCGGCCGAGATTACTGCCGAGCCCAACAGCGTGCTGGCACGCAACGACAGCGATGACGGCTTCGAGGTCCGGCCGCAGGTCCATGCCATCGGTCTGTACTTCGATGCTGACGTGACGGCCGAGGACGGCACCTATGTGGTGGCAGACAGCATGCCGTGGCCGTTCCGCATCACCGCATGCGTGCATCGCCGCAACACGCGCACGGCCGGTGTCGCCGCGGTGCAGATCGAGGACGTGGATGTTACCGGACTGACCACCATCGCGCCCGGCAGCAGCCGGACCACCACGAACGCCTCGGGCGCGAACACGGGCGCTGCGGGCGATGCGGTCACCGTCGTCATCAGCGGAACGTCCGACATGACCGGGGCCCGCTTCACGCTGATGGTCGAGCGGATCGGGGCGTAGCCGTGGCCGGATTTGTCGTCTCCGACGGTGGGTTCCTCGCCGGCTTCGTCTATTCCGGCGCGCCGTACGTCTCACCGCCCACCGGCATAATCTCGCGCACCAGCGGTGCCGACTATGCCGGCGTCGCGGGCACGTTCACCTGGACACTCAGCACCATCATGACCGCCTACGCGGCGCTCTCGCGAGGCGGCGTGCAGGAGGGGGCGCGCGTCGCGGTGGGGCCGGGCACGTCCGGCACCGTCGAGCTGACCCCGCAGGACAGCGGCAGCTATACCGTCAGCCTGTGGACGGCGGCGACCGGCGGCACGCTGCTGGACGTGAGCGATAGCTGGGAGGTGGCGGAGCCCGTCATTCCGAACACCGAGTTGGTGATCGGCTCGCAGACGATCGAGGGCACCGGAGCTGGTGCGAACGCCATCACATGGGGCGGCACCGCGTTCGGCGATGAGCTGCTCGGCAGCTATAACGACCTCGCGCTTCGCCGGATCGACACCTCGGCACTGGTCCCGATCCAGTGGCATCCCACCAGCTTCTGGCCGAGCGGTGCGGTCCGGACCATCCGATATGCGGTTCGCTGCCCCTCGCTGGCCGATCTTGCGACGCTGGATTGCGAGTGGGTGCGCGGTATCGCGGGCTCGGTGACCGGCGCCGCGCTCGATCCCGAAACGGAGCTGACCGGCCGCAGCGTGTCAATCACGATCACGCCGGACGAAGGTGACCCGTGGGTGTTCGACCCACTCGCAAACCTGACGTCGGATCGCTGGTTCGACGGTCCGCTACTCTGCTCGACCCGCGTCGAGGCCGATATCCCCTCTGCCTCATTCAGCGGCAGCACGTCCGGTCGCCTGATCGTTGACCTCTACATTGCTCAGGATGGCACGCTCCGCGTCGATCATGTCGTGGCGAACGACAAGGTGGGGCTGGTCGGCGGCGCTCCCGCGACAGTGACCGTCACGGCCGCCTGCGATGGCGTGACCTACTATGACACGACCGGCACAGAGTGGACTTGCGGGCAGTACAAGCACTTCTGGGCATGGACCGAGCGCAAGACAGGCGGAGCCGTTACCCGTCCGATCCTGCGCGCGAGCCTCGATGATCTTGTCGCGGGCGCGGTCACTCTCGACATGCTGAGATACACGACGCTGTATCAGACCCACACCAACAGCATCCTCTCGGCCTACAACAGCACTGCGTGGAACCAACCATACGCCTCGTTCGGAGTGGCTCGTAAGGCGGATATGACGGGAGGTCGCGCAGAGATCGGCGTTGTCCCGCAGCCCCACATCCTATGGCTACGGGGCAATGCACGCGACGCACGCTTTGCTTCTCTGCTTCAGTGTCGCTCTGCATGTGCCCGTCCTGATCGCTTTTGGGATAGCAACATGCATCGGTGGATTAACGCCGAAGATCATCCTCGCTTCTCCCAGCACTACAGCGGCACGATGACGCCCGGTGCATCTCTCAATAGCGCGGACGGATTGCCCAGCGACCAGCGTGATCTACCGGGCGCAGATGGCACCTCTGTCGGCGAGTTCGGTCGTGACGCCGGGGCACATCAGGGGGCATTCTTTGCAATTCCGGCGCTCTTGGAAGCCAACCGCTACCTTTACGACAGCCTTGCATCACAGGCGGCATATGCGGCCGTTGTGGATTGGCGACGCAATAACGGCACAGGTCTCGGCGCGGGCAACTGGCGCGGCCTCACACCTGATGTCGCAACTGGCCGCGTGATGATGCCGGCAATCTTCGATTCACAATCGCGGAGTGTTGGCCATCGGTATCAGGACATCGTTCATGCGGACGTTCTGCTTCCGGCCGATTACGACAATCGGCAGCACTACACCAATCTGGTGCAGGCGTGGGTCAATGGCTTTCACAACGCGCGATCCGCAGTACAGGCACGCCAGGGAGAGTTGTTCGCATACCTCGAACATCCAAATTCCGGCACCGAGATTTCGCCCTGGATGCAGGCGTGGCACACGCACTCGCTGTTGCAATCGGTTGCAGCGAAAATACACAACGCGAACACCATCGAGCTTCTTTCCGACCGTGCCGAGTTCACGGCCAATGCAGCGAACCCGAATATTTCGGCGGCGTGGCGGCAAGGTTTGTGTGGTGCTTACGCTACTGGAGCATCGGGCGGCGTGTATGCCTCGACATGGTCGGAGTACGACGATCTGAATTCAACGCCCATTCCGATCACATGGGACAGCGGACCGTATTATAATGCCGGCGACTACCATCGACAGACGCTCTCCGCCCGCCTTCTCTGCGCGTTGTCAGATGTGATCTCACTCGACGCTCGTATTCGACTGATGGACAGCGTCACGCTATTTCGGTCGGAGTATATCACCAACGCATCCGGCTACCCGGGCATCAAGCCTGACAGCTGGAACAACTCCGACTTCCAGCAGAACTCATGCTGGGCACCGTCCAACTGGTCGTGGGACCTTGACGATGCGCCCGTTATTCCAGAGGGGCAGGAGTTCACCGTCGCGGCCGGAGGAAGCGCTGGTGATGCCGTTGGCCTTATCCGCACCACCGGATGCGCACCGCGCGCGAGCGAACCTGAGGGCACGGACGCCTGGGAGATCGTCTCGCAGAGCCCTGGTGCGAACTTTACGATCACGCGCGGTGGAGGGCTACGGAAGGCCGGCTCTGTTGCGGCTGGCACCTATACGGTCATCGTGAGGGCGCATGTCTATGACGATGCGAGCAACCACTATCAAAGCTCTGCGGTCGATGTGACCGTGGTCGTGGAGTAACGGCATGTCAGTAGCGCGCGGCGACGCAACCAGCATCCTCAGTACATCCGCCCTCACGGGGATATCGTCTGACGACATTGTCCTGATTGCTTGCTGGCTCAAGCGTAACGGCAATCTGGCCAACCCGGAATTCCCCATCGTGTTGGGGCAAGCCAATGCGCTAACGCAGCCGTATCTCGCCCTGCGCGGGCAAACGACCGGCGTCATTTCGCGTCGGATCAATACAAACTCTAGCAATTTTACCCCGGATATGCCGGACACTACGTGGACGCACTATGCCATCCTCTACGGTCCGTTCGACAACGTCGCCAATTCGGCACGCAGGTGGATGAATGGCGTGGAGGGCGGTGTCGGGGCAACTACCGCGCAGAATAACCCCGGCGTTGATCTGGATTGCCTCACGCTGCTGCTCATGGACGGCAACTCAGCTCTCTCGTCCATCGCGGAGATTGCCATCTTCCGCAATCCGGCTGATGCAGCCGCCATTGTCGAGAACCTTCAGACCCACACGGTCGATGCTCAATCGATCGCCCCGGACTACGGCTGGCGGCTCTACGATGATGCCTCCGGTTCGGTCGGGGGCGTCAATCTGACCGCTGGCGGGACAGCTCCGGTGTTCACCACGGCGGATCATCCGTCTCTGATTGATACGTTGGCCCCCTCCGCGCGCCGCCGCCCGCGCGTGACCTGGATCGGGTAGGCGTGCGCCGCCGGCGCGCGTGGCGCGTCGCTCTCGACAATCGACGGAGGACCGTGATGGGGCGCTTGCGCTTCGATCCCACGATCAATGCTGGCGCGGTGATGCAGGCCGTGATGCTCGTGGTCGTCATCGGCGGTGGCGCGCTCGCGGCCTACGACCGCATCCGCGACGCGATGCACAGTGTGCGCGAGGTGCAGGCGCGGTCGGTGGACGAGACGCGGCGCCTATCCGATGCGGTGGCGGCGCTGACGCGCGCGGTGTCGCCGATCCCGCAGTTGGAGTTGCGCATGGACCGCGCGGAGCAGCGTCTGGATGCCAGCGAGAGCCGGGATGCGGCGCAGGACGAGCGCATTGGCATTATCGACCGTTCGCTGGCCGAGACGCGCGGACGGCTCGATCGCTGGACGACGCCGCCGGTACGGAGCATTCCGAGGTGACGCGTGCGGCGCTGCTGGCTCTCCTGCTCGCCGGCTGTGCCGCGCAGCCGGAGCCGCAGGCGCGCTGCACGATCCGTCCGCTGGCCATCACGTCGCGGGATCTGATCACGCCGCGGACGATGGCGAACCTGAAGCACCTCAACAACGAGATCGTGGCGCAGTGCGGGCCGGCACCTAAGCCGCGCTGATCTAGCCGTCGCCGCGCGCTTCTGGCGCCCATCCCTATTCGGAGACCATCGTCATGGCTGACTCCAAGAGCAGCCGGGGATTCCGCAACCGGAATCCCGGCAATATCGACTACGTGCCCGCGAACAACTGGCAGGGACAGATCGGTCTCGGTGATGCGTGGCTGCCTCAAGGGCAGCGCCGATTTGCTGCGTTCTCCTCCCACGAATACGGCATCCGTGCCCTTGCCGCGCTGCTGACGACCTATCAGGACCGGCATGGGCTGCGGACGGTGCGGGGAATCATCAATCGCTGGGCGCCGCCGGGCGAGAACGTCACGTCGGCGTACGTCCAGCACGTCGCCCATCTGACCGGGCGATCTCCCGACGCGCAGCTCGATCTGCACACCTATGCGGACCTGCGCCCGCTGGTCGCGGCGATCATCACGCATGAGCTGGGCGGCAACCCCTACGACGACGCCACGATCGACCGCGGAATGGAGATGGCCGGCGTACCCCGTCCCGTTGAGACGGTCCGCGCTGCGGCCGGAACGGGCACGGGGCAGGGGGCGATCACGGTGGGCGCGGCCGCTGCTGCCGCTGCGACCGCCGCCCCTGCGCTGCAGGCGGTGGCGAGCATGCCGCAATGGGTGGGGGTGGCGCTGGTGTTGGCCGTGGCGGCCGTGGCGGTCGCGGTGGTGCTGACGCGCCGGGCCCAGGCGACGTGAGCGCGCTCGCGGTCGCCGGCGGCGCACTGGTGGGCGCGATGCTGTTCCGGTTGCGCGGCTCCAGCGCGTTCGAGCGATGGACGGGGAGGGGGGCCACGACCGCGCGCATCGTCTGGGCCGCGGGCATGGCTGGCGTGGCCCATCTGGCCGGCGCGACGTGGCAGGAGGCAGCCGCACTCGGTGCGGGCCTGTTCGTCGGCTGCATCCAGCCGTGGTGGCAGAGCCTGTCGCTGGGCGACAACGCGGCGGACGGTGCCACGGTCGGCCAGTATCTCCGTCACGGCCTGCGGGGCCTCTGGTGGACGCTGCCGGCCGCACTGGCGGTTGCTGCCTATGCCTCCGCGATCGGACTGCCCGAATGGCGCCCCGCGGCGATTCTGGCTGCTGCCGGGCTCGCCTGCGTGCCGGCCTATCAGATCGGCAAATGGTCCTGGCCAGGACGCGCGACGGAGGTTGGCGAGGTGCTGTTCGGCGGCGCGATCGGTGCGGCTGTGGTGCTGGCGTCGTGAGCGCGCTGCTGACTGCCTGGCAGTGGCTCTCAGGCAGCCGCGTCGCGCAGTGGATCGCGGCCGGCGTGGCCGCCCTGGGCGCGTTCTGGCTGGCCCTCTACCGGGCCGAGCGACGGGGCGAGGAGCGGCGACGGGCCCGACAGATCGAGGAGGACAGGGATGCGCACCAGCGTGCGGATCAGGCTGGCGCTGACTATCGCAGCGACGGTGGGGCTCGTCAGCGGCTGCGCGACGGAGGGTACTAGGCCGGCGTGCCCGGCTCTGGTGGCCTATCCCGCCGAGATGCAGCGACGCGTCGCTGATGAGATGGACGCCGCGGTGAAGGTCGGCGCGGCGTGGCCGCGTCTGATCGAGGATTACGGCGACCTGCGGGCCCGGTGCAGGGCGATCGCGGCGCGGTGATCAGTTGGGTCGTCTCGGCCTCACGCGCTGTCGGGCTGCTCCTCGCCACGGATCAACATACGCAGCCGTCGCACCGAGCCTGCGGAGATGCCCAAATCGTCCGCCACGGCTGCGGACGGTCGGTTGGCGAGCAGCATCGAGATGACATCGGGAGACCGCCACCATTCGGCCGGCCGCAGGCGCGGGCCGAACAGTGCATGACGCGCGTTGACGATTGCGCCGACCGAGCGACCGTGACGCCGCGCGAACTGCTCGATCGTCAGCTCGGCCAGATCCGCGGCGCGATCCTCCCACCACGCCGCGGCGTCGATCGCGCGGTGATGTCCGAGCAGCCGGCGGATGCGCTTGATCGCGGTGCTGCCGATCGGCAGGGACAAGCCGCCAGGCGCCATGCGGTGACGCTCGAAATGCTCGGCCAGCGGCGTCGTGATGACGACGCGCGGTCCGCCGCTGCCGCGGCCGCGGGGCATGCCGGTCGGCCATCCGAGACAGACGGGCCAGCCGTGCGGGGTATCCCGCTCCTCGCGCACGTCCCAGGTATCGCCCCACACGTCGACGATCTGTCGCAGGACGGTGGCGCGCCGCGCCATGGCTATCTAGGCGTCGCTGCCAGTCGCAGCCGATCGGCCAGCGCATCCAGTGTCAGGGCGCGCTCCTGGGTCAGACGCAGCAGGTCGAGATACACCCCGTCCGGCACATCCTCTGCGCTCGCGGCCCATCGCTGCATGGTGCGCACGGATACGTGCAGGTCGCGGGCCAGGTCGGATTGCCAGCGAGACCCGTAGAGGGCCTCGCCGGTCTCGTGGAGCAGGCGGCTCACCACACGTACTCGCGGGTTACGGCGTCGATGTAGTCGCCCTCGCCCATGTGCAGGCGGGCCAGGAAATCATCGATGTTGCCTTGGTCGAGCAGGGCGACCGCATCGTGGGCGGTGGCGTCGGCCACCTCGATCTCCGGCGCCACGCCGTCCGCCACGGCGGCGGCGAGGCTGTGGTTGCCGTCCAACACAACACGGTAGGTCTCACCACCAACCGCGAATTCGGGGGAGACCAAGACCGCGTAGTCGCGCGCATCGCGCTTGGCGGCGATGATCTCGTCGTCGAGGTAGTGCTGGGCAGTGATCAACTGGCTCATCTGTCTCGGCCTCCTTGCCGATCTGCACTCGGGCTATCCCGATGTGATGACGTAAATCTACGACATGAGGCGCCGACTTGCAAGCGGAAAATTGCGCAGGCGGTGCGATTCCGCCGCGGCTATCCGTCCGACTTGCTGCCCCGCGCCACGATGCGCAGCGTCCCGTCTCGCAACGGGGCCTGCAGCATCCTCGCCTCGGCCCACGGCGCCGTCATCCACATCTCGCGTTCCTCCTCGGTGGTGAGGATCACCGGCATCGCCTTGGGGTGGATCGCGCCGACCTCGGCATTGGGCTCGCACGTCAAGAACGCGTAGAGGTCCGCCTCGACCTCGCCCTCCTTGACCTTCCGCACCGACCGCCATCCGCGGACCTCGATCCCGGCGAAAAACGCCAGCGGCCGGTCCTCTGACAGCGCGAACCACGCCGGCGGTCGTGATCCATCCGGCTGGGGCTCGGGCTCGCTGAACGAGGTGAACGGCACGAGGCAGCGGTGCTCCGGTCCCAGCCAGCGCCGCCAGTGCGGCGACGTGGTGTTGCGCACGTTGGTGACGCCCGGGTCGGTCCGGCGCCCCTTGAGCGCGAACGCCGGCGACGGCATCCCCCATCGGGCCATGGCCAGCTCCCGGCCGTCCGGCCCATTCCGCACGATCGGCGCGGCGTAGTCCGGAAATATCCCCGGCAGCGGCGGCAGATTGCCGGTCCGGTCCGCCATCGCGCGGGCGAGTTGACGGATCGCGGCCTGCGAGGCGGTCAGGCTGTAGAGGTTGCACACGTGTCGGGCGGCTCCAGGTACAGGCCGGCATCGCCGGGGACCTGCTGCATCTGCCCACAGGCTGCTGCGATCGCAGCCTCGCCGGCCGCCCGCGCGACGATGGCCGCATCCCACTCCACGTTGGTCACGCCGTCCAGATCCGGAGGGTCGTACCGGTAGCCCGCCTCGATCCTGCGCTCGGCGAGCATCGCCCACCAGGGCTCCAGATCGGCCGCGCGGAACACGGCCAGGGCAGCCGCCACGCCGCGCGCCAGGTCCGCCTCGCTCGCCCCTGCGGCCCGCATGCGCAGCGTGCTGCGCTCGGCCAGGGCATAGGGATCAGCGCCGTCGCACATCCGCGAGACCATAGGCACGCGCCGCCGCGAATCCAAGCGTTGTTCCCTCTCTGTTCTCGCTCCATGCTGTGGGCATGGTTTCCCATATTCCCCTGTCGGGCTTTGCGGCGGAGTTCGGGATTCGCTGTGCGAAGTGCGGTTGGATCGTCCACGTCCAGCGCGACGATCTGATCGCCCGGTGCGGCGATATCTCGCTCCACCAGCTCGCCCAACGTCTGCGCTGTCGTCGCGAGGGATGTGGCGGCCGCCCGGACAAAATCGAAAACTCCCCTGCGCTGACGGGCTGGCCGGGCGTCGTGGCCGACGTGAAGGCGATGGACGTGTGGCGTGCCAAGCCGTGACGGCCGCATCGGGCCGGCCGCTCCGGTCTGGATGGCGCGTGGGCACATCCTGCGTCTGCGGTGCGGTCGCTGTGGGCGCACCTCCGCGCTGCTGATCGAGGCGGTCGCCGAGCGCTATCGGATACACGAGGAGACGCGGTTGAGCGAGTTGTGGCCTCGGCTGCGGTGCATGCGCTGCGGGGCGGGTGAGCCGGAGTGGGACGCGGTCGATCCGATGCAGACGCGGACGTGGGATCGGGGCCCGATGGGCGGTCGGTAG